CAGGCTTTCCGAATCGGTGCCAGTCACCAGGTACGGGCGCCCGGTGGTGCCCACGAACGCCGACTGGCCGACCGCGACCACGCCGGTGATCTGGTGCGCCAGCGGCTTGTCGTACTTGGCCGGGAAGGCGTAAGGGTGATAAGGGACGCTGGCGTACAGCGTGCGGTCGACGTAGCCGATAAACACGCCATTGGGCAGGCCGGTCAACCCTTTCAGGCCGGCAGGCGGCTCGAGCCAGCCGAACGTGGCGCAGACGTCATTCAGATCCTTGTCTTTCTTGGCGTCGTTGATGATGGTTTGCGCGATCAGATATTCGCCCTGCAGCTTGAAGGCGGCGGACGTGGTGCCGGTGGCCGAGCGGTACAGCCGGCGCGCGGTGATGTTGCGCCCGGCGGGCGGCGCGCTGCAGGTAATCTGCGCGGTGTCGATATCGTTCAGCGTGACCAGCGCCGACGCCGCCGACGGCTGGGATTCCTCGCCGCGGTCGGTCACGAACGTTTCCACGTACACGCGCGTGCTTTCGGTGGCATCCACGCCGGCGGGAAACGATGGTGCGATCGTGGTGTTGAACATGGCCTTGGCGCGCGCGATCAGCGACGCCCGGTATTCCTTGTACGGCGCCTCGATCGCCGCTGTCTCGGTCACCATCTTGGCGCGCAGGTCGAGCAGGCGCGTGCGGGCGTCGCCCTTGACGCTGATGGTGCCGGGGTAGTTGGGATGACGAATCCAATGCTCCCGGTTGACCACGGCCTGCAGCGCGTTGGCGATGGCCAGCGCGTCGGATTCCTTGACGCGAATCGCAGTGAAGCGCGTTCCATTCATAGAGAACCCGAACTGCGTCGTCATCCAGCTGATCAATTCTGCATGCTTGACGCGCTTGCTGCCGTCGGCGTCGATGTAGATAAAGTCGGCCAGCAGGACAGCAATTGCGGCGGGCGTCGTATTTTGGTTGATGTTCGCTGTCATTTAGAGCCCGTTATAGTCGACCGAGTACCCGTCTAGCGCGTTGGCGATCGACTCTGCTGCCTGCAAAATGGCTGCCGTGATGTCCGACGCCACGTCGACGCGCGCGTAAAACGCGGTCATTTCCGCCTTGTTCGCGGCTACTGTCGCGGAAGCGCCACCGTTGGCGATCAGTACAAATTCGTTCTTGATCAGCTTGAGGCGCCCGATTGCGGCGTCGCGCGTGGCGTTGGCAGCCTTCAGCGAGTCGGCCAGGTCGGTCGTGATCGCCGTTACCTGCGACGCCGACAGCAGCTTGATGATGCCCAGCGAATCGGTGGGGTTGGCGATTGCCGACAGATCCGCTGCCAGGCCGGCGTCGAACGTGACGGTTTGCCCGCGCAGGTTCACCGGAACATAGCCGGTGGTGGTCGGGCCCACTGTCTCGGTAAAGAATCCAAACTCGGCCGAAATCAGCGCCGAGTGCAGCGGGTTGGTGGGCACAAACGTGCCGCTGACCAGGGCCCCGGCGATCACAAAGCGGAATTCCCATGGCTCGGTCGACACGACGAAGTGCGGCGAGTAGTCGCCCACTTCCAGGCCGACATAACCCAGCGTGGCGTTGGCCCAAATCAGGGACGTGAATTCCGACGTTTTCAGGCCCATCGCCGTCGCTGCGATGGCTTCGGTGTAGGCGGTCGACGCGATCACACCCACCAGTGGCGCCGCGCCTGGCTTGGGCACGCCCAGCTGGCGCACCACGAACGAGTTGTCGGTAACTTTCGGCGCGCCGTCACCGGTGTAATAGGTGCGCTCGGTCGTGTCGGTCGGGATCGGACCGCGCACATAGTTGACCTGGTAAATGCTCGAGATAAAGCTGCCGGCGGTTTCAAACCGGTACAGCGTCGCACCTGGTGCGATCGCGCCCAGGTTGACGGCGGCCAGCATCGGGCGCAGGTCGCCGAAGCGCGGGTTGGTGTTTTTGGCGTAGGTGGCCACCGCCTCGTTGATGGCTTTGGAATTGGCGCTTGGCGCCATGCCGCCGAAGCTGCGCAGGACGATCGACGCCATTACTTGGCCGCCTTCTTGTCGGTCGCTTCGACTTGTTCCTTGGCGCCGAGCAGCGCCAGGAACTCGGCGCGGTGCGCAGCTGCGCCGGCCATGGTGTTCAATTCGCCTTCCTTCAGGTAGGCGCGGTACACCACGTAGTGCATCAGGGCGGTTTTGTAGATGTCGTCCAGGCTGATCGTGCTGCCTTCCACGGCCATATCCGCCGGCGTGCCGTAGTACATCAGGTCGACGTAGCCCATGGCGCCACCAGGCTGCGGCGGCGAGACATAGAACACTTTCGGATCGCGCTCGTCGTAGCCGTATTCCAGCACCGTCGCGCTGGTCGGATCCGCATGCCAGTTCGGCGACAGCCGGTCCATGGTCTGCAGGTCCATCACGCGCGGCACGCGGCCCGGCGTGGCGCCGGCGCCCATGTTGCGCACCAGGCGCACAAAGCCGTTGCCGTTCGCCGGGATGGCCTGCTTGGTGCCGGCCACCAGCTGCACCGCGGCGCTGACGGTCAGCACGTCAGGCTTGACCAGGCAGGCGTCGCGCTGGCCATCGTTCAGGTAGCCCAGCAACTCGGCGCGCGAGTAGCGCGCATTGCCCTCGTCCTGCAGCGTGAAGGCGGCGGCGTTGATGATGGTTTGGGCGGTTACGGTTGGCATGCTCTACCTTTTTGAGTGGCTTAAATTCCAGCCCTCCCTGCCCGGCGAAGGATTCACACGACGGGGGGAGTGCTTATCTACGTTTTGCACGGCGCAGGCACTGATAGCGAATCCTGCATTCCAACAGGCCGGCTCCCGCGCGGCCACCGCTCATACCCACATCACATGAAACTCGGTTGCGTCCGCAAAGGCGCGCTGCTGTATCCCTTTGCGGCGTTGATTTTGGCGATGGCCATCATGTTTTCGAACCTGTCGCGGGCCTGCTCGGCGGCGCCCGGGTTGGAGAACGGTTGGTTGACCATGGCGAACAGCTCGGCTTTCGCGCCTTGTGCGATCGCCCGCGCGTGGAATGAATACAGCAGGTCATCGATGCCGGTGGCGATGTTCGACGGCTTCAGCACGGCCTTGATGCTCACCTTCAGGCCGGCGGCGGGCGTTGGCTGCAGCTGGAACTGGCGCTGGTCGACGTTGCAGATTCCGATCTGGTTGTTGCCCAGCTGGTCGTGCAGCAGCAGCGGCAGGCGCTGTTCGCCTAACTTCGCCTCGAGCAGCTTGCACACTTCCTGTTCGGCGGTCACCGGGAAGTTGTACGCCGGCGTGTTGGCCAGCGTGGTCACGTCAGCGAGCGTCACGCGCCAGACTTGCGTCTGTTCACAGAATTCTTGCGCCGCCATGCGCAGGGCGTTGGCGGCAGCGGCATAGGTGCAGCCGGGCACATCGCTCAAATAATAGTCGTGCAGTTCAAACCATAATTTCACGATGTGCCCTTTCGCTTATTCGCCGCGCGTCTTTTCGACGATCTTGTCGATCACCGTCTGGTTGCTCCACTTGTGATGCACGACGATGCCGAATTCTTCCTTGGCCAGCTGGCGCAGTTCTTCTGGCGCCAGGACAGACAAGTTAATCTGGTCGCCGGCAGCGTTGGCGATCATGGTCGGCTTGACTTCTTTCGGGTCGCTGCTCTTGTTGCCGGCGATGGTCTGTCCGGTGACTTTTGGCTTGGCCGGCAGCACGGCGTCTGGATCCTGCAGCGAATATGCCTCCTTGATCGCCAGCAGGCGCCAGATCGCGCCGGCGTCGGTATCAGGGATGGCGCAAGTGTGGTCGATCTCCGGATCGGTGCCGTCGCCCGATTCTGGCTTGAAGTGATAAACCTTGCCTTCAAGTTCGACTTTGGTTCCGCCCTTGCGCTTCGGCTTGCACACGAAAACGATATTGCCCATGGGATTTTCCTTTGATGTGGTGCTACTGGTGGAAGAAGGGCGGCTGCATTGCGCAGCCGCCTACTACATGCGCCTCGGGCTTACGCCGTTGCGCTCAGCTGCACGGCAATTTTCTTGCCGACAGCTGCTTGGGTCGCGGCGCCAGCCACGATTTTGATACCAAGGCGACGTTCCACGGCGGCAGCGCCGCACAGGTACACGCTGGCATTCGTGGCGCGCGCCAGGCCGCCGGTTTGACCCACGTTCGAAGCAGCGATGAACGTGTCATTGGCGCCGGCGGCCAGGTCGGTTTTGGCAGCATTCAGGATGCCGACCGACATGGTGATGGTTGGCGCACCGTTGGTGTCCAGGTCATCGCTGACCAGGATGACGTCCATCGGCTTAACGCCGGCTTCGATCGGGCCCAGGTCGATGATGTCGCCAGCGGCCAGCGCGCCGGTGGTGGTGAATTCGAACAGCAGCGCCATGATCAGCGCGGACTGCAGCGAAGGAACCGGGGTTTTGCCCGATGCGGTTTTCGAAGTGTACAGAGCCATTTTATAGCCTCCAAATAAATATAAGATTTGAAACTTTTAAATAAAGCCCAGCGCAGGCCGGGCTTTATTCGTCGCTTACAGCACCGGCGGGGATTAACCCGGATCGACGATCGACGTGTCGAGCGCGATCACACCGAAATCGCGGCTGGTGCCGTCGATCGTGAACGCGGTCTTCTTGATGCCGAAGATCGAGCCGGTGGTGATCACAACCTGGTTGCCGCGGTCTTCCTGTTCCTCGTGCCAGTCGAAGCGCAGGCCGGTGCCGGCAGAGCCGAACGCGACAACTGCAGCCTGACGGCCCAGGAACAGCGAGCGGGCCGAAGCGACGTTGGAACCGGCGCCGTAGTCGTTGGCCGTGATCACTGCCTTGTGCTTGTGCAGGATGACGTTGTTGTACATGCCCAGGCCGCCCTTGAACATCGGGTTGCTGCGACCTTCAGCAGCGGCAGCAGCTTTCTGGATATCAACCCAGCTACCTGCCGACGTGGTGGTGCGCAGGCTGTATTCCTGCCATGGGTGCAATACCTGCACGTAGTGTTCTTCGCCGTCGATCTTGCACGGCTCGATCGCTGGGACACCGGACGAACCGCCGCCCATGGTCGAAGCGCGGGCCACTTCGCGGTCGATGGCTGCCAGCGACATGACGTCACCAGCGACCAGCGATGCTTTCGACGTTGCGGCGCCGCCATACATCAGGTGCAGCGAATCCGGAGCAACGAACGCATTGCCGGCCATGCCGGTGTAGTCGGTGCCGTAGATGAAGTCGGCGTTGTTGCCGCGGCGGCCCGACAGGTACATGAAGAAAAGTTCGTCGAACACGCGAGCCCACCAGTCGGTCTGGCGTGCGCGGGCGATCTTGCGCAGGTCGTGCAGGGTGCGCTTGCGCGACATCTTGCCACCGGTGTTCACGCCACCGCGGGCCTGGTCGATCGACACCGAATCGGTGTAGAACTTCAGATCTTCTTCCTTGCCGCGCAGGATGGCGTCGCCTTCAACCGGCTGCATCTTCAGCTGCATCACCAGGTCGTAGGTGATGGTGTCGCCGGCGTCGTTTTCCAGGTTCAGCAGGGTCTGGATCGGGGTTTGCGCCTCGATGCCTACGCCCATGAACTTCTTGTTGAAGTAGGAAGCGCGGCCTACGTCGACAGCCAGGAAGCCGCCGAACTTACGAACTGCTTTGGCGTCGTTGACGCCAACAATGGTCTGAGCCATGAAAGTACCTCTCTTATAAAGGATTAAACAAGAGGGGCACTTTCTGCGCTCCACCAACAATGGGCATTATGCCCAATAACAACATTCCTGAGTGAAATATTTTTAGCTTGCCTTGATACCCAGCATTGCCTGCGCTGCGCCGGTGCTTCGGCGGCGCTCCACGCCATCGGGCGGGATGCCGCCTGGCGCCCGCTCGATCACTGCGCCATGGTGGACAAACCGGATCTTGACGCGCTGACCCGATTTTTCCTCGATGGTAAAGATGATATTGCCGTCGTCGATAGACACGGTTTGCCCGACTTTCACGTCCATCAACAGCGTTTTTTTCATCACATTGCCTCGTAGCGGGCTTTTTGCTCGGGTGTCAGGGATGCCAGGGCCCGTTCGTAGGCCATGCCGGACAGCTTGTCGATGCCTGAGAATTCGCCGGCGTCGCCTGCTTCGGTTTCGGCAGCAGCTGGCAGACCGCCCAGCGACGGCGGGATGCCTTCCAGGTTCGGCGCGCGGCCCGCTTTTTTCGGCGCTGCCGGCTTGGCTGGTGCTGCAGCTGGCGCTGCCTTTGCGCCAGGCATCGGGATGTCGAATTCAGACATCACTTTCTTGTGCGCTTGCTCGAGGAACCACTTGCCAGGGCGATCGGCGTTTTCCGGCTTGGTACTGAGGCGCTTGACCCAATCATCCAGTGCCGACATCTTTTCAGCGTCGGCGCTGTAGTTGACGCCGTTGCGCGCGGCGTCGACCTGGAACGCATGCACGATGCCGAACCATTCGATTTCGTCGGCGCGCTGGTCTTTCAGGGCGTCGCGGTCACGCATGTATTCGGCGTCGGCCTTGGAATATTCCTTGGCGTCGATCGTGCCATCCATCATGTCTTGCAGCTTTTGGGCCTTGGCTTCGTCCAGCGCGGCCAGCGCGGTGGTGAACCGATCGTCGACAGCGCGCAGATCCAGCGCCGGCACGTTGGCGCTCAGGTCCGTCACTTCGGTGATCAGTTCGGCGCCATCGATCACGCTGTCGTCGATTTTGCCCGCGTCGGCGTCGATCACTTTGGCAGCTGGCGTTTGATCGCCATCTTCGTCGCCATCCTCGTCGCCGTCGTCATCTTCGTCAGTGGCGACCGGCTTTTTCGCCGGCGCTGGATCGTCGTCGCCCGCATCATCGTCGGCGGCATCCTGCAGCGTCTTGCCGGCCTTGGTTTCGACGGCCCGGCCACCATCCAGCACGGCATTGATCAGCGCGTCTTCGTCGTCGCTGTCGCCCAGCTGGGCGCGCAGTTCGTCGGCGGACATCAGGTTGTAAGTGGCGGTCAGTTCCGCCGCTTCTTCGGTACTCAGTGTCATGTTTTATTCTCCGTTTGGTGGAATGACGCCATCAGGCGCCATGGTTTCGATGCCGGCGGCGGCGCCGTCAGCCTGCTGCAATTCCGGAGGCGGTGCCATTTCCTGCTGCGGCGCCACGCCGGCCATCTGGTCGATCTGGCCGGCTGCTTCCTCGGCCTGACCCGGAATGCTCGGATCGTCGCCGCCCTGTTCCTCGTAGCCGGCGCCGGCCATGATGGCGTCGGCCACCGGCGTGACGTTCGGCACGGTGGACACGATCTGACCGGCCTGCAATGCCTCGTAAGCGGCTTTTACGCCCTGCTCGATGGCCACGGCGACCAGGCGCTTGCTGTCGGCGCCGATGCGCTGTACTTCGGCCATGATCTTTTCGACGTTGGCCTGCGCGAGCTCCATATTGGCCTTGGCGGTGTCCAGGTTGATCTGCTCGAGCTCGGCGGCCTTGGCGTCGGCCTTGGCTTTCGCTTCCAGTTCTTCCGGCTTGAGCTTGCGGCTCGGGTCGACCTGGCCGTTCAGCTTGCGCACGCGCGCCACCAGTTCGTCTTTGTTCGGCACGTCGGCGAAGTCGATCACCATGTCGAGCAGCGCCAGTCCGACCTGCGGATCCAGCTTCGAGATCAGATCCATCAGCGATTCGAACATGGCCTGGCGGGTGGACGACTTGAAATCCTGCTCGGACACGATGAAATCGGCCTTCGAACGGGTGATGTCATTCAGATATTTATTCTGTTCGGTGTCGAACTGGTTGATCTTGAGCCATTCAATCGGCTTGTTCTCGCCCAGGATGCGCACCACGCGCGGCGCCGTGTAGAACTGCTCGATCAGCGACAGCTGGTTTTCAGTCTGCAGCTGCACGGCCAGCCGGCGGTTGTCGAACAGCACGGTGGTGACGATCGAGCCCTGGTCCTGCAGCTTGCCGATCGCCTGGCCGGACAGTCCCTTGTCATCCTTGCCCAAGTTCTGATCGGTCACGCCGCCGACGTCGCGGATCATCTGGCCGTCGAACATCATCAGCTTGATGTGCTGGTCGGCCAGCGCTTTGTCCTGGTCGATCACCAGTTCTCTGCCGTGCTTCTTGGTGATGATCGAATCCGGGCGCGATACTTCGCGGCGCAGTTCTTCGATGTCTTCGACAGCATCGTCGTCCATCACCACGCGCACGGTCGACAGGATGAACAGCGCCTTCGATGCGCGCTTGTTGTAGTCGATCTGCGCGTCGCGGATATCGCGCACCACGCCATAGGGCAGCTGGTCGCGGTGGCGGCGATAGCCCCACATCGGGGTGAACGGGAAACGGTTGTGCCGGTACGGCGATGCACCGCTGTAGAGCAGCGTGCCTTCGGTCATGATTGCAACACGGACCTTCATCATGACGTGCTGCGCGATCGACAGGTAGCCATCCTGGTAGGCGGCCATCATGTCGGGGTTGGCGGCGTCGTATTCCTCGCCATTGAAGCGGGAAGCTTCCGGGCTGTCGGAGCGGCAGACCAGGCATGAAACCGGCTCCCGATACCACATTTCGATGATTTTGACGCGCTCGCGCCCGTTGTTGACGATCCCGCCCTGCATGCCGCGGCGAGACGTGGCCGAGTAGTCGCCCGTGCTGCCGGTGTTGACCTTGGCGCCCAAGTACCAAACGTCGTCTTCATCCATGCCGACCTGGTTCGACTCGATCGCGGCGGCCCGCAGCACATCCTTGCGATCGGGGCACAGTGCCTCGGCCACGTCCAGGTCGAGAAACGACCAGCGCGCCACGTAGCGGGCGTCGGACAGGTCCATTTCGACAGCGTTGCTGTCGTGGTACATGTTGCGCCAGTTCACATACCGGCAATTCAGCAGTTCCTGCGTCGGATCCTTGGAAATTGAATCTTCCATCCAGCCCAGGCCCGCCACAATGGCCGACTTCCACCATTCCGAGCGCTTGAACGGCGTGTGGTTCACGTCCGACAGGTATTTCAGCAGCTTGGTTTTGGTTTCGGCGCCTTCTTCGTCGCTTTCCTCGCGCGGCAGCACCTTGCCGTCGACGCGCGTGCGGCGCTCCGTGCCCAGCAACCAGTTGATCGTCGGCTTGACCTGGTTGTACACCAGCGGCGCCTGGCCGCGACTCATCAGTTCCTCGGCGTCCTCGTCGGACCACTGCAGGCCGTCATAGAAATCTTCATCGATCGCCATTTCCACGCGGTTCGGGCCTTGCTTGTCGCGCTCCTGCAAAAACCAGTTCATCAGCTTGGCGTGCAGGCGGCGCGATTTTTCGTCGTCCAGTTCGCTGCGCCGGCGCTTGGAGCGGTTCACTTTCGGCGCCACGCCGCCCAGCCGGTGCGGATCGTCGGTCGCGCGGTGGCTTTGTACATTCTCAATCTGGCCCATTACAGTAGCTCCCTCAGTTCAGCAATATGTGCGGCAATGCTTTCGCGCCCCATGTGGATCAGTGAGCGCGCTTCTTCGATATCGCCGTCGCGCAGCGCGCGGTCGACGTCGGCAAGTGAGTCGTCAGCATCGTCAAGGGATTGATACAGGGCGACCAGCTTGGTGTCGCCGTTGGGCGTGTCGGTGCGGCGCAGGTAGCGCGCGGTGCGCTCGCGGTCGAGCCAGGCCGCCAGTTTCGCCAGTAGCCGGTCGCGCAGGAGCATCAGATTACCTTCTCGATGATGGTTTTCCCGTCCATCGTGACCTTCAGTTCGTCGCCCTGCACCACTGGCTGATTGGCTAGCTCGAGCGCGCGCGGTTCCGGCGGCATGCGCAGCAGGTCGGCCAGGCCGTTCAGGATGACGTCGATCAGGCGATGCACGGTCGCCTTGTCGTGTTCGCTGTTCAGGGCGCGTGCCGCGTCGTGGCATAGCTCCTGCATCAGTTCCTTGGTCGCGGTACCGTTCGACATGGCGAAGCGGTGCGCATCCTTCATTTCGACCATGTATGCTTTGGTGTTCGCGCCCAGCACGTTCTTGTAGAGCAGCATGACGGGCTCGCCGTCGACCCACTTAAATTCGCTGATGATGTCGCCGGTCACGCGCTGGTCGTACACATCGCCGCCCAGCATCACCATTTTGTGGCCGGTGGCGTGAACAATGGTTGACTTCTTGATAGCGTTATCGTGTGCGCTCATGGGCCGGGGATCCGTAGAAAATTGACTTGGGGGAATGATTCGCAAGTATGCGGTACATTTTTCCTATATACAACTGTTCTTTGGCAATGGATTGGTATCCACTAGACAACTTTCCATCCGCCGCGCTTGACGGTCTTTCTGGCGTTCTGCGGCAGCGCCTTGCTCGGGTGGTATCCCTGGCCGAACGTCCGGAACGCATCCGAGCCGTTCGATGCCCAATTGTGATAGGGCACGTTGGTGAACTGGCCCATGGCCTTGTTCCAGGTGCGCACGTAGGAATCGAGCGCGGCGATGCCTTTCTCGCACTTGGCCTTGTCCATCCAGCAGGTCGGGAAGCGCTCCATGGTCAGTTCGATGCCGTTGTTCACGTCCGACACGCGCGGCACGACTTCGAACTTGTGCGACTTCAGCAACCGTTCCAGGATCTCGAGCCGGGTTTCTGCCTGCTCGGCCTGCATGCGGCTGTTCGCATCATGCGGCAGGAAATGGGTGCCGAACGTGTAGCCGGTGCTGATCATGTAGTCGACGAAGTGTTTCAGCCCCTCGCCGCGGGCCTCGTAGTATTCAATGAACAGATTCTGCAGGCCGTTGCGCTGGTGGAACCAGATTGTGGTTTCGTTGTTGGTCGATACGCCGAAGTCCCAAAACGTGTTGACCGGCAGCGCTGGGTCCCATGGGATCGATCCGATCCGGCGGTTCTCGCGCAGCCACAGCATCTGTTTCTCGTAGTAAGCGCCCTGCAGCGACGCCTGGAACGCCTCGTCCGGATAGGACGGGTTCTCGCGGTGCATGTCGCCCTTGAGCGTCTTGCTCTCGTTGACGTACCAGGCTTTCTGCTCGCGGTCCAGGTAGATGCCACGCTCGGCGGCCAGCTTGTCAAAGTACAGATCCATGTTGTCGGGGATGGCAACAGTGTCCGGATCCAGCCGGTTCGTCTTTTTCTGCCACCAGGCGAAGAAATGCAGCTTGAAGGCGCGCATGGACAGCAGCTGCCCGGTGCGCTGGGCCTCCTGCGCCTCTTTCACGTAGTCGAAAAAATAACCGCCCTGGCCTTCGGCGGTCGACTCGACGAACAGCGGGTTGCCGACCGCCAGCGCCGGGAATGCGCCGGTCACGACTTCCTTGGCCCGCTCGGGCGCCTTGGCGCAAATCTTCCCGAACTCGGATACCCACAGGAACGTCAGCGTGTCCGATCGCATCGACATTCCGACCTGCAGCGACGAACCGTTTCCAAGAGTGATCTCGGTCTTGCTGATCGATTCCAGGCCGATGCGGTCGCGCAGATCCTGCGGCAAGTCCATGTAGACCTTGCGGATTTTGTTTTTGAACAGCTTGAGAACGTCGTCTTCGGTCTGCGCGATGATGCCAGCCCGGGTGTTCGGCACGAATAGGCACTGGTCGAGCGCGAAAATGCCGATCGCCGTTGAGAATCCCATCTGCCGGGCCTTCAGGATGCAATTCCAGTACCACATGTTTTCAAACAGTTCTTCCTGTTCCTCGTTCATGCGGAACGGGATTTTCTTGCCGGCGTCGTCGGTGATGCTATAGAGCGTATTTATGCGGAATTTTGCGTCAGAGAACTGCTCAATGGTAGCTCCGTAAGTTTCCAGCAGTTGCTTGTCGATTTCGATAGCCATCAAGCACCCTTGCGGCCATATGGGCGCAGTGGAGCGAATAGATCGGCGCCAGTGATGCCGCGCGCAACACGCGCATCTAGCGTTGTACGACCAATACCTTTTTCCCTGGCCCACTCGATCACTGGCTTGGTAATGCCGTCGACGGTCAGCATGTTGTTACTGCGTCTGTTTTGCGCCTGCTCGGTCTTGGTCGACCACTTGACGTTACCAGGAACATAGCCAATGTCGTTTTTAATCCGGTCGATGCTATGCGCCGGCGTGGGGCGCGGCCCGACTTCGGCGTAAAATTCTGTGAACGAATGGCGCCACGCATGGCAAACGGTAATCCCCCTAGCCGAATAGTCTTTTGCCCCGATAAAATTGGGATTGGTGGCGCGGGTGATCATTGCTTGCCAGGCGGTATATTCAGGCGTCCCGGTCATGCCGTGTTGCTCGGGAATCTTCACCCGGTTATTGAAGCAGCCGCAACTGGTGGTTTTTCCAGCCTTCACATTTCCGGCGTCTGCCTCATGCTCTTTGCCGCAATCGCAGCGCAACTTCCATGCTCGTCCCTTGACCCGCGCGACAAAAACAAGCATCCCGAAACGCTGACCAGTCAGATCGATAAATTTCATCACGCACTCCACTAAATGATAGTGTAGTGATTGTATCACTCCAAATGTTCTGAAATTCATCATCCCTTTGACTCTTGCGGCTTGATCGGCAGCCTGCCAGCCTTGTCTTGCACTGCCTGCAGGAAGTCGCCCAGCGCGTCAGTTTTCTGCTGGTTGTCGATCTTGTACAGCCCCAGGTGCTTGAACAGCTTTTCCATGGCGGCCAGCTTGTCGACCAGTAGCATCTGGTGCCCGTCCTTGGTCTGCTTGACGCCGGCGTACAGCGCTCGAGCAGCTGGGGACAGATTGCGGGTGTCCTTGAAGTAGGTCGAGCCGATGCCGTCGCCGAAACACTCCATGCAGTCGGGGTTCGGTGGCTTGCGGGCGTCGTAGCCGATGCCGCCCTGCTCGTCGAATTCTTCGTACGTGTCCGGGTCGAAGTCGGCTTTCTTCATGGCCTTGGTACGCTTAACCAGGTAGTCGGCCTGCGCCTTGTTGAACTCGGCCATGGTGCGCTGGCGTTCGAAGCGATCGCCATAGCAATGCCGGCAGCAGGTCCGGCGAAACTCCACCAGATCGTTGACGTCGGCGGTGGCGATGCCCCAAGCCTCCTGAAGCACGCGGGCGCCGCTGATGGTGCTGCGTTCCTCGATGCGCTGCATCAGGCGCTGGATCTCGGCCTGCACCAGCGGGTGTTCCAGGCAAAGGGTAGCGTTGTTGGCCGCACTCTTGAGCGCGTAGCCGGCCCGGATGGCGGCGTTCTTGCCGTTGAAATCAAGCGTGTATTCGCGCGCGAAAGCACGCTGCCGGTCCGTCATCGAACCGACATCGTGCTTGGTTTCCGGTTTTACTGCCTTACCCATGTCAGTCTGGCGTGGGATCGGTAGTGCAGGCGGTGCGCAATCGCTCGTAGGCGTCGACTACGGCGGCGTGCTTGCGGATCCCTTCGTCGCCGCGGTCGGCGAGAATGACCAGGAATTCAGAAGCGTCTGCCGTAAGTTCGGCGTGTCCTTCTTCGCCAGCTGCGCCGGCAGCGGGTCCACCTTCAGGCGCTGCGGCGTCACCACGCGGACGGATGGGGATCCGCAGGCGGATAACATCGCGCTGCAGACCAGAAATAATGCGAGCCGTTTCGATTTTTGCATCTGCTTCACCTTGAATAAAATAGTCGAAATTGTGCCGGTCGATGGCGCGTAGGGCGCGCTCCTGGTCCAGCACTGCCTTGTCTTCCTTCGCCAGCTTGGCCAGCGCGGTCGCGGTGCGGCCCTGCTCGGCCACCAGCGCCGCTGCAGTGGCGTGCTTGTCGCCCAGGTGGTAGCCATAAAAGCCAATGGCCAGCATCATCAAGATGCTGACCAGCGCTGAAATCAGCCTTGCCTGCAGGGTGGTCATGGCGTCGGCTGTCCAGGTGCGAACGCCTTGATGGTCTGCCGATCGCGGTAGTCGCGTCCGATCTGCTGGCAGGCGTAGAAAATGGCGACGCAAATAATCTTGTGTTTCATGGTTTTGGCACTCCTTGCGGGCACATGACGCGGCCCATCGTGTTGTACTTCGGTTGATGTTTGAACAATATCTTGTGCGGATACGTTCGGCTGTATTCGAAATTCGTGGCCGACTGGCGCGTGGGGATGAACTCGGTCACGCCGAACCAGGTGGTGGGATCGGGTGACTTGGATTGCGCCTGTCGCACGTAGCCGGGGCCGGCGTTGTAGCCCTTCAGCGCCGCCGCCCAGCGCTGGCATGCGTCCTTACCCTGCACGCGCTTGTAGATCCAGGCGTCATACCTGACCAGGGCCCGCATCGACCAGCGCGGATCGTACGGCGCCGGCGGACCGAGTTCGGGGAACAGTCCGGATACCTGCGCGGTGGTGCCGTCCATGAACTGCGCCAAGCCGCGGCCATTGTCCCAAGCCGTCACGTTCGCGCGCCAGCTGGATTCCTGTGCGATCTGGCCGGCGAACATGGGGACCGGGGCATCCGGGCCGTGAACGGCTTGCGCCTCACGAATCAGGGTTGCTCGGTACGGCGTCGACGGATCCGGCCCGGCCAGCACCGGCACTGCGAGCAGTAGCGCCACCAGGCAGAAGAAGCTGGCCAGCATCAGGCCGATCGACAGCTTTCTGGCGAACAGCTGATAGGAAGTCATCACAGCGCGAGCCCGAAAGCGATCATGGCGCCCACCATGATGACGGCGCGGCGCATGTGCTTGGTGACGTGGCTATGCGGCTCGATCCGATCGCCGAAGCTGTTGCGGTCGATCCAGTAGCCGATGTAGGCGGCCAGGTTCAGGTGCCCGCACTTCCACAGGATGGTCTGCACGCGCGGCCACAGCCCGGAATCGCCGTACGCCAGCATCTCGGCCATGCCGGCGGCGATCGCATAGGCGAGCAAGGAAAGTAGCAACCATTGCACCATACGGGTCTTGTTTCGGAAGTTCATATACGCCTTTACTTGGATCCTGGCCAGTTCCAGCCGGCCATTTTTGCGATAAAAATCGCTGCAGCACCAATAGCGGCGATCACTTTTGCGATCGTCGCCAGGTATTCCAGCACCTTGAACCCGCCCTTCATCGCGGTAAATACCTCGACCATTTCGGCGGTCTTGTCATACAACTCGTTGGTCTTTTTCGTGTTCGCCTCGAGCGCCAATTCCATCGACCGCATGCGCTGCTCGCCCTCGTGAAATGAGGCATTGACGCCGGTCTGAAACCGCACATCGTTGGCATCGATCGCCGCTCGTTTTGTTTCGGTCGGGGAAAGTGTTTGCATAAGATGGTCGGTTAAGTGGTCGACAAGGGTGGCGAAGATACAAAAAAAGCTCGGTTTCCCGAGCTAACTTTGTTTCCGCGAGGAATATACGCACTGTAGGTTGATCCCTGTTTATTGTCAACGTTCAATAATGCGTGTGGGCATTTTAATGACTTTGCGCAACCTTTATGCGAGTTTCTTTGTCCGTTTTACCGGATTATCGGTAATCAGCTGCTGTTTCAGCTGCGATCGCGCTTCGACCGTGCCCTGGCGCCACAGCTTGTAAAGACTGCTGCGATACATAGTTGATACGGCGATCTGCTCGCGCAGCGCGGCCTGGTGCGGCGAAACGCCGGCCAGTACCAGGTGCATCGCCCTGATCATGTTGACGGATGGTCTACCTGACATTGATCGCCTCCCCTGGTTGGCCGGGCCCGTCGTCGGTCGGGGCGCAGACCGGGCACGGCCTGTTGCTGATCTTGCCGGTGCCCTTGCAATCGCCGCATGCCTCCGGGTGCGCCAGCTTGCCGAACGCCAGGTCATAGTTGTCACGGAACGCCTTGCGCGAGATCGCCATCGGGCGGGCGCCGTCGCCCTTGCCTGCTTCACTGGCCATGGTTGCTCCCCTCTGGCTGCAATGCAGCGATAGCCTCGTCGCGCCACGTGTAACCGGCGTGGCTGCGTCTTTGGCCTGCTATCACCTTCTGGATATTGGCGTGAATGAAGCCATGTTCAGTTGCCTCTGCCAGCGATCCGAAACGGGTTTCCACACCATCGCTAAGACGAGTGCCGATCACTGCCCGTGTTTTCTGAGCGAACAGAACACGCGCAGCATGCATGCTGTTCTCGCCCGGTGTGCACCATTCGAGGTTCGACAGCCGGTTATTCGTCCGGTCGCCGTCGCGGTGATTCACCTGGGTTTGCTCATCCGAATGCTTTGTGCAGAACGTCTCTGCCATGAGCCTGTGCACATATGCATCCCGGCGCTTCCCGCTTTGCCACATTGAGACGCAAAGATATCCTTTGCTGCGGGAATATGGGATCAGGTGCTTTCCATCGGGGTCGAACACGACACCATCCTTATTCAGCTTGTAGCCGTCGCCTATGTCAACCGCGTCCTTCGCATCTGCCGCGCTGTCAATGCTCGGTGCGCTGGATTTGTCCGTCAGTTCTTGGATGCGTACGCCGCGCTTCCAGCACTCGGCCTGCGCTTCCTGCAACATCCCGTAGACGCCGTTATAGCCTGCACTGTAGATCGCCTGCACCATTTCGTTGAACGTGCCGGGGTGGCGCCGGAACTCGTCGCATTGCTCTAACGTGAGCGTGCGGTTTGGGATCGGATTAGGGGCAATGCTCGGTGCGCGATCCCATTGGCTAAAATCTTGGCTAACTTCGGTCGATTTACCCAGGCTATCCAATGTCGGTGCGCGATCCGGGGCGGCAATTCCCTCGAATTCGGGGGAATTAGAACCAGCGTTCCGGGATTTCCGGATAACTGGCGCGCCCAGCACAATGCGCGTGTTGCCGTCTCCGCAGCCGACCAGTGGGCCCACCGACTCGGCGGTTTGCATTGCTGCACGCCGGTTCCAGGCAGCAATTGCGTTTGCGAGCGGCCTAGGCTTGGTGATGGTCAGGCCGCATGCGTCGCAATAAACGTGGTCATGGACGCCGCCGATCTGACCGCTGCCGCACATCGGGCAAGGCAGAAGCTCGGCGCTTGTTGGTGCGGGATTGTTCATGTTGGTTCCTTTGTCATGTTTTCCAACAGGGTGTCAGGCACATCGAAAAAGCCAAGCTGCCCCTTGAATGGGATCATCGGGAATGCGCGCTGGTCGGACAACACAAACCCATAAGGCCCGAAGAACCATGGCGAATCCGATGTACTCATGCAGCTGTTGACGTTGGCACTGCCGACCACGCCGCCACGATCGATAATCTTGCGGTCTGGTAACGTGATTTTCTGCTCACGAATGCGCGGGTCCATCCAAAGCAATTCCTCCACATCCTCGTATTCATCGTTCGTCATGCCCTTGCTAGCGTGGATCAGCAGCGGCCCCTGGTAGCGTGTGGACCAGACGCGGTTCTCAATATCCTTGTGCCCGTTGACGATCAACCAGGCCCACGGCTGGCGAATGGAAAGCGCGCGCATTACGCCTCTCCCTTCGCTGCGCTACTGGTGGCAAGAGGCGGGTCCATGCGCTCGTCAACGTTGACGTTGAAGTACTCTTGCGCGGTTTCGCCGTTGTATTTCGGGATGTGGCCGGGGCCGCGCAATCCGTTCTCGATCCACTCCATCGCGGCTTCGGCGCCTTTGCCGTGTTTCCATTCGATCCACGCGGACTGGTCGGCCACAACCAGGTTGTGAATGCATTGGGTGAGGATGAACGTCCGCATCCGGTCCGCGCTCGGCTCGGCGCTATCCGGTACAGCGGCGAGGTTGCGCAGGGCGGCAATCTCGGCACACATCGCGCTTTCGCGTACATTGCGCGGCTCCTGCTGTTTAATCGTGCTGGCAGCATAGGTGTGCCATGGCTTCGGCAATTCCCTCGCGCTATCGGGCGCTTCGGTGGGCGCTGCAACTGGCTGGCGGACGGCAGACTTGCGCAACTGTCCGGCTATCATTCCGAGAATCGAAAAGCGGCAATCGTCAACCGCTTTGTCGTCATCAGAGAACGCGCCATCGGGCAGGCCGACTATTTTTGCCACCGCGCGCAACCGGATGCCAGCGTACTCGTCGGACGGCGCTGCAACTGGCGAGCGAGCGGCAAGAGCGTCGAGTGCGGCGCGTGCTTTGGCGGTCGCCTCACGATGAGCAACCGCAGCAGCATTAAATTCCTTTGCGCTCATCATTGGCATTGGCATGGAATTCGACAGCAGATTCTCCAGTGCCAATTTCAATACGCGGGCGTCGTGGTCGCTGTACGCAGAAGCATTGCGCGGCGGGTTGGCGCGGTTCAGCAGGTCGCAGCATTGGGCATATACATCATCATCGAGCCGGAATGCTTTGCCCATATAACTGCCGTCCACATCGCCTTCCTCGTAGCAGTCGTCGCCGTTCTCCCATGCGTCAAACACGGCAGCAAGCAGATCAACAGCGCTCGGCTGACGGGCTGCACGGTCGGCCAGCACGTAGGCGGTCATTTGGTCGGCGGTGTAGACTACAAGTCGATGTGGTAGCAGTACATGGAAGTTGTTCGGCAGTGGTGGCAATGCGCCCTGTTTGACTTCGGGTACGGAAAACCACCCTGCCGCCTTCATGTCCATCAGTTTCGATGTGCAGTAGTCACACACGACTACGCCGCCGATGATATTTTCATTGCCCGGAACGCCTCCCTTTGCACCCAGGCACATCTTGCAACCATCTAGCGGCGGCAGCGCGCTCGCATCCTGTTTGACCTCGGGGGCAGACGGTGGCGGTTTGATCTTGCCGCAGTTGGCGCAGATATCGCCTCCAAAGCTAGCGAGGTGCGTATAGTCGTGATCGCACAATTCCTGCTTCCGCTCGCGAACATGGCGCGTCATCTGGCTAGGGGTTAGCATGTCGTCGCTCATGTCGGGCATACCCACTGGCGCAGCTTGCACAGCCGGGGCGTCGTCATCTACGCAACGCCTCAGTTTCTTGATCGCCGTTTTGTGGTCCCACATGCCGTTATCCACGTAGGCGATAGTGTTCTCAACGGTCATCTTCCAGCTATCGGGCGCAGCTTGTACAGGTGTGCAGACTGGCGGGGCGGTGGCGGCATTCATCGAATCCGCCATGAAGCCGGCTAGCGCTTGGGCAGCGCGCAATTCTTCCGCAAGACCTTCAGCGTCGTCCAGCGCGCGTTGAGTGTGCGTGTTCAGCTCGAACGGCAACACCCAATTATCTGCGTCTATGATCGACACAACTTCATGCTTGTCCGTGTTAACTCGGAACGGCGGCTTCCAGCCCTCCGGCAAGGCATCGCCAGCAGGTTGAATAGCTGCGCGCTCGGTGGCGGCGAGGGCTTTATACAGGTGGATATTGGCACTGCCGGGACATCCTTCGTCAATAGCGATGATTGCCTTTTGAACGGCTTCCCGCAAAACTGTCACGGTATCGGGTGGGGTGGTAGATTGGGTCATTACTTGCTCCAATTTTTATTTGAGTTCGGGCAGATGGATTTCACGGGGCATTCATCGCAATAACTTGGGGTGCGGTCGCCGCGCTTGTTCAGGATGCAGCCCCATGGGCGCGGTTGCATTTCTGGACTCCACTTGAAAACGACCGGCATTTCATTGGCGATCTTTGTGCACAGCGTTTGCAGATCGGCGGTGCTTGGTAATTTCTGCCCGCGTGCGGCCTTTGCGCGCAACCCCTCGTATTCCTCTTGTGTCAACAGGTATTGCATGGCTCAGCCTTCCTGCGCTGGAGTAGCGCCAAGGTGGCGGGCGTGGTGGCGTTTCGTCATTTCCACGGCCTTTTCCAATGTGCTAGCGCCGAACTGGATGCCACCTGTGGGCGGGACAACGACCCAATGACCAGGCGTCCAGATGTCAGCGTAGCGGCGCAGCGCCACGCCGGCGTTCATGCGATCTTTCTGTTCTTCTGTCAGCTTGTCGTGATCCATTCCAGCCAAGCGCCACAGTTTTTCATGGTCAATGCGGTCGGCAAGAGCCAACAGCTTCCCCTGCTTGGTCGAAATCTCCGCATCTGTCAGCGCCTGCAAGTCGGTCGGCTTGGCCTGCTCTTGCTGGACGGCATTTGCTCCCAACTTCCAATACTCGTCGCACGCATCAAGAGCGTTTTGCCATGGGCAATTCATGTTCGAATGCTCCCCGATATCGGTGGTCGTGATGGCGGCGATCTGCTCGGCCAGCTTGTCAGCCCATTCGTGATAGGTGTCGCGGTCGCGCAGCGTGGCATCCCACAGTTCATCGTCGGATGGTCGCGGCTCGCTGCTGGCCTGCTTAGGGGCTGCGGCAGGGGATGCGGGGGCGGCGAGCAAGCGCAGGATCACGGCAGGGTTGGCAGCGGCGATGTATGCAGCATCCTTTAGCCACGTTGCGCGTGTATCGGGGTGGAAGTCGGCAGCGGCATCACCGATTGGCATGCTGTGAATTTGGTAGCCGCGCTCATTGTCAGTCCCCCAAACGTATGGGATTTTCTTATTCTTCTGTGCCCACGGTCCTGGCGTCGCCGCCTCTGCCAGCTTGCGCAGTTCGGCCAATTCGGCGCTCTGGATGGGCGCAGGCGCGGCGGATTGGTCGTCCTCAGTACGGGGGCGGCTGTCGATACACGCCTTTATTCCGCTTCCAAATGCGCGCACACGCTCGCCCTTTGCCCAGTAATTGATAAAAGCGACCATTCCCGCCAATTCGATTTCGAAAACATCATCCATAGTAGTGCGCAGTCGTCGCGCCAGTTCTTGGAACCGTGGTGTGTCAATGGTCGCCTCTTGGCCGCTCACTGCCAGCGCATCCAATTCCATCTTCTTCGCGGCAACCAGGCTCGCTTGCTGCTTGGCGATGCAGGCGGCCATATCCTTGATCTGGGCGGCTTGCGCGGTGACGGTAGCAAGGTGCTGATCAGCGGCGAATTGCGCTCCGTCGCGCTCCTGTAGCAGCTGAACCAGGCCCGGCGTGATCATGATGTCGGTCGAACTGGCTACCATCAGTTCGCGCAGGGCATCAAGCACGGCCAGCTGCACAAGCGACTTGCGTTGCACGTCCTTGCCCGCCAGCGGCTTGCTGACGATTTCCATAATGGTCGTGGCAGCGCGTAAGGCTACGCTGTCGGCGTCTGGTTTTGTCTGAGTAGGGTTCATGATTTCCTTGTGGTGGCAACGCGCTTGAAGTAATCCGCCTCGGGACCAGCTGCAGCCTGCGAAGCAGAATAGAAAATGCCGGCAACAAGGCCGGCGATGCAAATTACGGTGTAGATGGTTATTTTCATAATCATTCGGTCGAGCTTTCGTCAGTGCTTACAAAGTGGTTTTTCAACAGCCATGCCATCAGGAGCGGCAGGAACAGCACGGCGACGTCGGCCAGCGGGCGGTAATATTCCATGGCTCACATCCCGCAGAACATGGAAAACACCGGGCCAAACACGTTGCCAGTGTGCGAGCGCTCGGGATGCCCATACAGGCGAATGAAGTCCTGCTGTTCCTCGCAAACCGCGTCGATGAACTCCTGATGCATGCCGGTCGACGACAGCATGCCGTTCTGTCCAGCGATAAAGCCACCAGCGACCAGCGCACGCACGCGCTGGATAACGGTCGGGTTGTGGGTCATGTTCATGCTGCAGCCTTCGAAACCAGATCCGCCATGTCGACCGCGCTTTTGCAGATAGCGACGATGCGTTCGAAGCGCTGCAGGTTCGATTCATCCTTGCGAAAATCCGTCATTTTCTGCAGCGCCTTCATGTCCGCCTTGGTGATTGGTGGGTTCTTGGGGAACTGCGCGAACCGAATACTTTCGCCACTGCGCGTTATCGAAAACTTGAATTGGTCGCCATTGGCGAACGTGGTCACCAGCGCCATGCGGTCATGCGTGGTGGTGGTTTTTACGGTGGCTTGGGTCATGATGCTGGTCCTTAAATGGAATGGTTCGGGGTGTTGCACCGACAAAGCCGCCTCGTGGGCGGCCTGCGTGCTGCTGGATCGGTGCGGGTTAAATCAGTGGGACAACCTTCAGTTCTTTGCCGTCCTTGACGATCTTGACCGATGCGGCGTCGGCCACAAGCCGCATGGATTTCAGCGACAGCCCCGTTTCTTCCGACCGTTTGCGCAGTCCGGTGATTTCTGCAACCTTGCCAAAGCAAACTTGATGGCACTCGTTCAAAAACGTATCCAACTTGCTTGGCTGAGCCGGTTGCGCAAAAACCATCGGGTCGGCGGCCTCCATTTCGGCGAGTGTTGTCGTTTTCGACACTTTGGTCGACAACACCATTTCGTTGGCCAGATCGCCCTTGGTCGCCTTGGCTTCTTTCTTGACAGCGGCGCGGTAGGCTGGATCCGTTTTCATGTCGTGATTGTGATCGGCCATTGCTTGGATGGCGGCGGCGCGCATTTCGGCGAGCTTTTCAGCGTGGGTTTTCGTGGCAACCTTGGCGCGCACGATTGCGTTCGCCTTGACCAGTTCCAAGCCTTCCAAGTGCGTTTCCGGGGTGTTGTAGATGCCTGCGATGCGGTGCGCCTCGGCGTGTGACAGCGATTTCGTCAGGCAACGTGCGTCGGCAGGCTTATCCTCGACCAGCGCATTGCCATCGGCGAACAGAACAACTTTGACTTTCGGGAGTGCAGGGGCGGCTGGCTTCTTCATGGTGCGGGTTCCTTAAATAGAGTGTTGCGGGTTGGTATGAGTGAGATATTAGAGCATCATGCTACAACATGCAAGCACAATCGTTAGGAATTTATAACAAACTTTGGCGTAGTCAAACAGCCATCATTCGGGTCGAAGGCTGGCGATCGAGCCTTTGCGTGGCGGGGAAATTATTTGCATCAGATGCAAGAAAGATGAAAACTTTGCTTTTTCATCACTCGGGGTTCGATCAGGCGTTGCACCTGTCGATATTGCACTTATTCGGTGGTCAGGAAAAATTTCTTTCTTTTGTTAGCGGAAAACGGCGTTGCGCGGCGCGAGCCGTGGTGTTGGCTCGGGACCGTGCCGAAGAATTGTTAGTCCGGGTTGAAATCGGGCGGGGCGTCGGCCTTCAGGCGGCGCATTGTCTCCTGCCAGCGTGCCTCTGTTACCCTGCGCTGCTCGCGCTCATTGCCAGTATTGCCCACATCAGGGCGTCGTTACTCTCCATCGTCGTTCTCCTTGGGTACGGGCTGCGGCTTGTCCAGGTGGCGCCGGCCCAGGTTGCGGCGTCCTGCCTTCATTTCGTTGATCTCGGCCTGCAGCGTGCGCAGAATGGCTTCCTGATGCTCTGCGCGCTGCTTGGTGGCGCGAACGATCGTCCACTGGCGCTGGATCTGGTCCTGCATCGTCATCACCACGTAGGTGACGAACGCGGCCAGCAGTATGACGATCAGCACCAGCACGTCGATGTCGGTCACTACCAGGTTAGTCATGGCGTACCTGGCTTTCTGGCAAGCCGCAGCACAGGCACTTGCGTTCCGGGCCCTGGTCCTTGTAGATCTGGCGCGGATCGATGCGTTTGCCGTCCTGCAGGATGCCGGTGCCGATCGTCATGGAGTCGTTCAGCATGGCGTTGAACATGCGCACGCGCTCGCGCAGAATGATAATCGAACTCATCGCGGCGCCTTCCTGGTCGTGCTATCCAGCTGGCGATTGAATTGCTCAGTTGTCATGTTTGCCAGTTCCGGGATGCGCAAACCCTTGCTTCGGCGCTCCCGCGGCTCGCTTTCGGACCTGCATTCGCCCGTTATAGCATCCCGCGCTATCGTTTCGACCTGTTCGGACGTTACCAGGTCACGCCGCACCAGGTACGCCATCGCCTTGATGGCCAGCCCGTCGTCGGTTTCGCGCAGGCGGTGCGCCATCCTGGCGATCAGCAGCGCCATGTCCTTGACCATGCCGTGGCCATGCACTTCGTTGTCGAGCATGTAGCCGATCGCATTGCCCAGCTTGTCGAGCCGCACGCGGCTGGTGGTCTTCCCCTCGTTCACGTCGACGCCAATGCCGTGCGCCACCAGAATCGGGGTCAGTTCCTCGGGTTTTACTTGCATTTCTCGCATCCTTTACTTGTTGAACTCGTGAATGATCCATTCGCCGTTCTTCTGCCGGCTGCACTTGAACACGCGGAACCAGGGCAAGACCTCGGCGCACAGCTTAACTTTCGTTTGACCGGCCTGCGTCGTAAAGCTTCCCTTGGTTTCGTGGATCTCGATCTGCCCGCTGGCGCTCAGCACCAGAAAGTCGGGCTCATAAAATGTATTATCGGCAAGTCTTACACGAATTGCATGGAATTTCCAATCCAGTATCGTGCCGTCGTGCTTCCGGGCGGCCAGGATCTGAGCATACGCCGCCTCGGTCTTGTTCATCTTGCCCTTGGCCAACCGTCCGAGCGCGTAGAACTGATCCATCGTGCTCGGGACCGGCGCCGCCGGCGTTCCTGGTACGGTCTGCACCAGGCCGTCGCGGTTTTTCAGCTGATCGCCGGGCCTGACGATCGCCATGTCGAGCGGCTTGCCGCGGCGCGTCTTGTAGGCGGCCAGCTGCTCGGGCGTCCATCTGACTGCGCCGCCGCCCTTAGCCATGATCGCCTTCCGTGCGCTTGGTGATCACCATTCCCGATAGCGTGCCGTCCTCGCGCCTCAGGTGCACCTGTTCGACGTTGTGCGCCTTGTCGATGTCGACGCCGTTGAAAAGCGCTTCGACTTCCCTGGTATCCGGGTGTAGCACCATGACAAACGGTTCTGGATCCGGTTTCGGGTTGCGGTCGATCGGCTCGGCGCGCACTCGGGCGGGCCGCACGTCTGGCCGCATGTTGTAGTGGCCCATAGCCAACGGCTTAAGCGGCACCAGATCGATCGTCAACACAAAGCCCTTGCGCGCGGCTTCGTGGATCAGGTTCCACATCTTGTTCATCAGCAGCCCTTCAGTGTCACTGGCCCAGGCGGCGCCCAGCGGTGGCTGCCACATCGTGCCGCCCGTGTCGGTATATCCGGCATGCTCCAGCGTGCGTGTGGCGCGCTCGAGCTCGCCTTGATAGCCGGCGCGCGCCGTTTGCGCGGCTGCCAGCTGCAGGCGCAGTTCCTTGATCTCCAAGTTGATGATCTCGGCCTTTTCCTGGTCGCTCTTATGCATCTTGTTCCCCTTTATGGTTTCAATCCTGACTGGCGCAGTGCTTCTTCCAGTTGGCCGATCCGCAGCCGGTATTCGTCAACCTCCCTGGTGCGGGCCTGCAGCCGCGTTTCCAGTAGCAGGATCTCGTCGCCGGCGCTCGCGCTCACTTCGAACACCGCCGCCGGGCAGTAGGTGAAAATGCCATGCTCGCTGACCATGTAGCCGCCGACCTGCGGATTATGGCGCTGGATGAAGTCCGCCACTACCGTAATTTCCTTGGCCACGCCGCCCGGCAGTGCCAGCACGATCCGCACCAGCCGGTTTCCATCTTCGGGGATGGCGCCCACCGCCGTGATGCGCGCGGCCTGCACCACCTTGTGCAGCGTGTAGCTTGGCAGCTTATCCATAGGTGATCTCCCGATACAGATTCATCAATTCGTTGTCGTCCAGCTTATCCAGCTCATGCTGATGCCAGTTCCAGCAACCGCCGTTGTCGATCGCCGCCGCCTCGGCTTCCAGGTAGCGGGTGGCCACGTCGTTGCGCGCCGGCTCGCCCTGGCCGTGGATGGCGTGCATCAGCATTGGGCGCGGGATCTCGACCGTCGACGGCGCAAACGCGCGATCGCCCTGCAGCGGGATTTCCATCCCGGTTTCCCTTTTGGTGATGTGGGCGACGAATTCGGCCTTGTTCATCAGGCGCGAGCCCAGCGGGATATTCGCGTGATCCAACCCGCCCGGCTTGCGGCAGGAATCAAGAATCTCGAGAAGATGTGCGCGCGTCGGGATTTGCCCCGGCGGCAGGAAAAATTCCAGATTGGCCGACTTTCCGCTCAGCAGCATCAACTGCACCTTCATTTTCAGTTCGACAGGCGCATTCATCAGCTTGTCGTCGAGTTGCAGCAGCTGGTATTCAGGCTTGGTTTGTGCGTTCTTGTCCATCTTTCGCTTCCTTGGTAAGTTTTTCGGATTCCATCAACTGCAGCACCAGCGTTTTGCGCTGGCGCACATCCTTGGCCGCGTCGTGCAGCACGCATGCCCGGTCGCTCCATTCAGCGGGCTTTTCAAAAATCGTGCAGGTCGCGCGCCCGCCGGCGCCGACACTGGCGGCCAGGTCGAACTTTTCACAGCTGGCGCAAGTGTTGCCGCCGCGGGCGCCGGTGACCATTACGCCGCCGGCTTCAAGATTTCACGGTTGCCATTCGACGTCATGGCGGACACCACGCCCATTTTTTCCATCGCCTCGAGCAGTCGCGCGGCCCGGTTGTAGCCGATCGTCAGGTGCCGCTGCACCAGCGAGATCGATGCCCGCTGGTTGGCGCGCACCACTTCGACAGCTTTGGCGTACAGCGGGTCGCTTCCGTCGATGGCGCCTGGTAGTTCCAGCACCGTCTTGAACCCTGCGGATTTAGTCGGCTCCATGATTTCCACCGCTGCGACCAGGAACATCTGGCCGGCTGACGATCCAGCGGGAAGTGCCTTGTTCAGCGCCAGCGCGGCAGCGATTGCACCGTCGCCAGTCGACCGCATATGCTCGCGCACGGCATCGATCACCGGCTGAACCGTTTCGAAGTACATTTCATTCAGCACATCACGATGCAAGGCGCGCACCTTGTACAGTTCGGCGGTAAGCCCGACTGCGCGTTCGACCTTCGACTGTGCAGCCACCAGCGGCCCGGCAGGCGATGCCAGGTCGCTGGCTTCGCCGCCAAGCGCCAGCACCAGATCGGCCAGCATCAGCGCCAGTTCGCCGGTCATCAGCATCATGTCGTTATCAAAACGTTCTTCCTCGTTGCGCGTGCTGAAGTCGTTTTCCTTGATCACGTCCAGCGGCTTGACGCCCTTGATCGTCAGCGACTCGTCCAGCACGAAGCTGATTTTGTCGCTCCACGTCATGGCCAGGCGGGTGCAGTGCTTGCCGGCGGCGATATGGCGGCGGATATCGTCGACCTCGAGCGTATGGCGCACGTAGCGCACCGCTGCCCGGCTCTCGCCGGTGGCGCGCAGTTCGGTGTCCTGGTCGATCGTAAAGCCTGCCGGCGCTTCGTCGGTTTCCAGCCAAGTGGTCATCATGCCCACCGGCGAGCGCTGAACGCGCAGGCTTTCCAGCGGCATGCGGTCGACGGCCTTGAGCAGCAGCTTGATCACGTCGTCGGCCCGGCTGGCGCTGGCCGAGTCCACCACCAGCCACCCGTTGACCGGATCGATCCAGCACCAGGTGGCGGTGCGGATCGGGAACGCGCGCGGCAGCAACTCGTCGGCGACCTGCTCTTTCAGTTCCTTCATTGCCTTGCGGCCCGGCGCAAAGCCCTGTGCTTCTTCCATTTCGGCGGCCTTGGCCTTGGCCACCGCAGTGATCACGCTGGCCGGCAACAACTTCTTCTCGGTCGACAGCTTGATCAGCATCTGCTTGTTCACGACATGGACCAGGGCCCCGTTGTCGCGCGGCGATTCCCAGCCGGCGCGCATCAACTCGGCGCTGGTGGGCGGCACGAACGATTGCGGCGCCAGCGCGGCTTCCAGCTGCTCGGGCGTGTAGGCCCATGGGGCGGGGAGGCGGTAGACCTGTAGGTTTTTTAACCACATGATGTTTTTATCCTAAGTTTTGGTTTTGGGTGAACTGCTTTACTCGCACAGGCCGTAAATCGATGTGCATAACGGGCCTTCGTTTTCCATCTTCAGAAAATCGTATTGCCGACCGCCGCGACCCGTCTTCGACCACTCGATGACCTGGTAGATCCCAGGCATGGCGAGATCGAAATCACTGGTGTGGCTGCCGGGCGTCTTGTCGGCGGCGAAGAACGTCGACATGTCGCGCTTGCTGGCCTCGCCAACCAGGCGTTCCCACTCGGCGATGCGGGCGACTTCCTCCGGAAAGCGGCGCCCGATTTCCAGCAACTCGTCTTTCTTGGCATGGATGCACGGCATACAGCCCACGCGGCCCATTCCCTGGCTATACAACGGGTTCGGTTTAACGCCATGCTTGCGGTGCATGGCAAACACTTCTTCGACGTTCCATTTCAGTATCGGACGGAAGTTCCACAGTTCGGCGCCGGTGGCCGCATCGAACACCTTGCATTCGTTTTCCGGCAGGTCGCGCCGGTTGATCGACTCGTCGGCGCGCACGCCTTGCCAGCTGATCACGTCATGGCCGGCTTCCAGCAGCGGGTTTTGTACCTGATCGACGATCGGATTGCGTTTCAGTTCCTCGCTGCAGAACCGGGCCTTGGTCGATGGGAAACGCCCTTTCCATATGCACAGATCCAGGAACGGCACGCCGGTCGGCTTCAGGATTGCCAGCGCGCGCAATACCTTTTCCTCGGCGATGCCTTGCTCGCGCCACTTGGTCGCCACGAACTGCGCCTTGCCGGCCAGCTGGCGCGTGAAATCGGCCTTGATGACGCGGATCGGAAAAACGTTGTCGTTCAGATACTTGATATATTCATAGGTCTGCGCATGCTCGTTGCCGGTGTCGGCAAACACGGCGGACAGGTTGTCCGGCTGGCGCTCGATCGCCAGCAGCAGCAGCGCTGTCGAATCCTTGCCGCCCGATACCGAAATGATGTTGTGTTCGCTCATGTCTGCTTACCTGCCTTTAAAGTTGCTTTCATTTCTTCCAGCCGCGCCTGGCGCTGTTCCAGTGATAAAACTTTTTCGCCGCCGGTCGGCTGGGGCGGGACGTACACGGCAGGTTCGCGCCGCTCCGGTTTATTCTCCGGATCCAGGGCCGCATTGATCCGCGCCTGGAAGTCTTTCGGGTATTCGCCGGGCAGCGGCGTCAGTGGTGGATTCAGGCTTAGCCCCATCTTTGTCATGCTGTCCTTGGTGGCCCACCATGCGCCAAGCTTCGGTGCCTGCTCCACGTACGGCCTGACCTCATCCAGCCAGCGGCCACCACGGATCCAGCTGGCTGGGTGCGGGATGTACTTGCCGTCGCCCTCGCGCCAGTCGCCGCCATCCTTTTGCGCTTCGATCGCCAGCAGGATCGTGTCGACCAGCGTGGCGTCCAGATTCGCCTTGTCCCATGCCTTGCGAGCGTCGACCTTGCCGACTTTGCGAGGGTAGGCATTCCAGAATCGATCGAACGTTCCATCGCCGTCAGGTGATGAAAGGTTTTTAGGTTCTGTCTTACTCTCCTTCTTCTTCTTCCTCTTAGGTCGTTCCGCGTCGTTACATGTCGTTTCATCCGTTACAAGCGTTTCATCACCTGAAGATTCGCACGTATCGCCCAAGTCATTGTTCTCTAACGCTTTCTTACGCTCACGCATCGCTTGAACGCGCTTGGTGCTGGCACCGGATGGCTCCTGATTTTCGCGTTTTGCCTGCCTTTCGACCCATTTTGTGATCTCACCCGTTTCTGTAACAAGTCGCGCCCGTTTCATAGCGTTACATACCGTTTCAACCGTTTCAGGCTTGATCATCAGCGTGTAGGCGGTCAGGTGCATGTCGATGCCGGCGATCGATCCCCGGTTTTCATCCTTGGAAGCGTGTTCCAGCAAGTGCGCCCACAGGCCGACAACAGCGGCCACTGAAACAGCGTTTTCCTCGGCGATCATGCGGAACTTCGGATCCGCCGTCGTGCCGCGCCACCACTTGAACCATGGCATCCGTTCCATAAACTAACTCCAATCTTTATGTAACGACATCGTTACATCGTTACATCAGGCGTTGGTTTGTTGAGTGCAGCAAATTGCGCCAGCAGTTCGGCCTTCGACGGGCACAGCTGCTCGGCGGTCAGCGCGCCATCGGTGGCCACCGCGATCAAAATCGCCGCTTCCAGGGGGATAGGAATCAGGCCGTTGGCCATGCGCGACAGTGTGGCCGGGTAGATGCCAGTCTTGCGCACGATCGCGGCCTGGTTGCCGTGCTTGGCGCGGCAGTATTCATGCAGCTTGGCCTGGCCGGCGGCCTCGGCGCGGACCAGCTTCTTGTCGACCGGCTTCGGGTTGTTGCGGGGGGTGGGCATTGGGTAGCTCCTTGGTTTTGATGGCTTATTATATTCGAACAAATTTAATACCGCACAACTATTTATTGGCTATTAAATATGTAGTGCGGCGCGCACCAGCGCCAGCAGTTCCAGTTCGGTGCCGTAGCGGGCCTCAAACGGGCGGCGGTGGCCGTGAATGCTGATCCGGCCCATGGGGTCGGTGTCGTCTTGCTGGTGGTGCGGAGCGCACAGCGGCAGCACCAGCTGGTGACAACCAGGCTTCGTGCGCCCGTCGATGTGGTGGATCGACACATGGTTATTGAAAATGCCATCCTTCATACAGGCCACGCATCCCAGCGCCGCCATGCGCGACCACAGCGCCTGTTCTGCGGCGGTCACTGCGCGCTGGCGCGTCTTCATGGTGGCCTTGGGCGCCGGCTTCTTGTCCGTCCTCTTGTTTGCGAGGACGGCAGTGCCGCGGGACATCGGTTTTTTAGCCTGCAGGGTGCTGGTGCCCCGGGGCATCGGCGTGCGCTTCATTGCTCCCGATCGCTTCATGTCGCACGCTCAGGCTCTTGATCAGGATTTTGCGCCTCCTGCTTTTTCACCGATACGATGCATTCTTTTGTGATCAGGCGCGCTCCGCAAGTGCAGGAATAGCGGCGCTTCATTGCTCGTTCGTGCTGTGCCTCGCGGGTATCAGTGCAGTACAGGCGTTTTTCGCAAAGTGGGCATTTCATGGTCGACCCCTCCACGCGCGCCGCATGTACACCGGCCACAGCGCAATCATCACCAGGATGGCCAGCAGCAGTGACAGCGCGCTGCAGAACATCCCGACAGGCGTTCCAACATGCCCAGCCATGGCTGCATCGGGGTCGGCTGCCAGATAGGCCACTTGCCGCACCAGTTGCGCTAGCATGTAGCCCGCACCATAGGCGGCATAAAATTTCAGCAGCCCGACAATCAGGTCCAAATTATCCATGGGGCGCATCCTCGTTTGTGAACAGATCAAGCTGGGTTGGTGGTGGCGGTGGTGGTGGGCCCGCCGGCGGCGTGAAAGTGAAATCGATTTGACCGTTCGGATCTTGCGCCAGCCGTACACGCCCGCCTTGCTTTTTCAGCAGCCCAGCAAGGCGTGCGCAGGTCGGGCCGATTGGCTCGGCGCCGATGTAGGCCGCCGGCACGGTCAGGCGACCGCAGATCGCGCATGCGGGCTTCATGCTGCACCATCCTCGATTTGCCGATAAACCTGGACCGGCTTCATACCGCCCATCAGGGCCATGATTGCAAACAGATCTTCAGGATCCATCGGCGGCGATGGATGATCCGCATCTTCAAGCGGCGATAGGCCAAGGTTGTTCGCCTGAATAAAGGCTGAATAAATTCGCGCTTCAGCTTTCTGTAGCTCGGCTTTTAATGCCACCTTGTACGCTTCATACCGCACATCAACCTCGGCAAATTCAAGCGGCGTAAGTGATACGGCGCGCTCGCCCGGTAGAGTTTTTGCGGACCAGATATCGAACTCGCGGGACTGCAGTACGAACGCTGTTATTTGAGAAAGTAGGGCGCGTTCGCGCTTGTTGCGGCATTTGAACCAGTGCTTGGTGCGCTCTGCTGCCGGGTCTTCCAGGTCGGCGATGGTCAGGCGGTATTTATGCATTAGTCGCGCCAGCATCGCTTCGGCTGTCGCCTTCTCTCCGTCGACGCCGCGGCGCGCCAGCGCAAGAATCTTTTTCATGCGCTCGATAGGTGCGGCGCTCATGTCTGACCGCCTGCAGTTGGTCTATCTGCGTTGTCCTTCTCCATCGCATCCATTAGAGCGCGCAGTGCCGCCAACGTGTGCGGGCTCCGGCCACCGCCAGCGACTGGTGAGCAGAACTCGACAGCCGAACCGCCCATGATCAAGCCGTTTTCTTCTGGCTGAACGGCCACAATAATATCGCCGTCTTCTTGCTGAATTAGGCGCAGCCGTCCTCGTGCGCTCATATCTTCGTTACGATCAACGGTACGGGTAGTCATCACGCACCGCCCTTCATTGCCGAGCGCTGGCGCTTGATGCGCTTTGCGAATAGTCCGGCCATCAGGTCGCCGATAACCTGGTCCTTGCCGCTCTCGATCGTCTTGTTTGCTCTTTTTAAGCTAAGACGTTTGGCGGCTACGAACGGCTTATTAAATTCAATGGCAGCGGCGCGGCAGCGGCGCGTGTATTCACCTGATGATTTCTGTTTGGGCTCTGGTACGTTTTCACCGGCCCCGGCGACGTAGTACGCACGATAGCGCCCTGCTGTCGGGATCCATTCCGATATATGGGTGGCATCACCTTCACGCAAAAGCTTGATCCAGTGGGACACGCATGCGATCTTCAAGCCGGTGATCAGCATCACATCGCGCACCGTGCCCGGCAACGCGTCAAGAACGATTTGTTTGTTTTCTTGGCCTTTTTTTGCCATGGTTGAACTCCTAAAATGGTAAAACTTTAGTTGGCGGCTGCCACGCGGTGTTGTATGCCATGTCCAGACGCACTTCCTCGGGGCATTCCTTGTAGCGCAGCGTGCGCACGTTGAACTGGTAATCAGGGTGATGCTCGCAAAACTTGCTCTTGATGCGGTGTTTAAAGTGATATCCGCTGCAATCGCATATGTCATCTCGGTATTGCCGGCTCTTGTCTAGATAAAAAGACGCGTGTTTACAGTGGCGACATTTCGGCACCCTGATATACCAATCCAACTTCTGTTTCAGCGTATTCCGACCACGACACTTCATACAGCGATATGCCCAGCTCATTTTGCGATCTCGCCGAAAGGATGAAGAATTTTCTTTTCAGCTAAGTAAGCCGAGTGCGCCAATTCCGGTGTTTTGAAATACCCTATTGTTTTTTCCACTTGGTTTATCGTGATGCGAGCGCGCCATAGTCCCGTCTTTTTATGCAAGCTGACGCCTAAAAATCCAGACACACTCCCACTCACCGCTGTACGAACGTTTTGGGCATTTTCCGATTTATTCGACTCCCTCAAGTTCAGGAAAACATTATTCTGGCCATTGCTATCCTTGTGATCAATCCAAGCAATGGGGTAGTCGCCAGTGACATAAACCCAAGCCAGGACATGCGCCATGTAGACTTGGCCCAACAAACCTATCCGCACGTATGCATCTTCCTTACTTACCGTTCCAGCGATCGTTCCAGCTTTAGCACGCCCACGGCGACTAAACTTCCACTTGAAAAAACCTGTTAATGGGTCGTAATCCAGATACGCCTTTATGACTTCTTGCGGTATTTTTGTTTTCATCAGGCCGCTTTCTGTGCGGCCATGGCGTCGATCACCAGTTCCTCGTCGCAGATCTCCGACCACTCGTTCGGCGTGATTTCTGCGATTGCGGCGCGCATCCAGGCGATCGTTTCGCGCATGCCAGCGATGTCGAAATCGTCGAGCAGCATGCCGTTGCATACCTTGGCGCCGGCGCGGCGCATCCCGTCCGGCATCGGCGGCCAGTCGAAGCGTGGCGCGATGCGGGCGAATATCTTGGCCGAACTGACCAGCGCCGGCCCGAACGCGATTTGCGAGCCATCCAGCGGGTCGCGCATGCAGGCGTCGCCGTCCTCGTCGACTTCCATTTCGCCGGTCGCCTCGATGCGATCCAGCGCCGTTTCCATGGGGCCGAACGTCAGATCGACCTTGTACCTGTTCGATTCATGCCCGAGCCCGGTTAAATTCTGCACGCGCACCAGCATATTCAGCCGGTCGACCTCGTTTTGCGCCTGCGCCACCTTCGACGCCCTGGCGCGCACCGCTGCGCCCATGCCCCCCAGCTTGCCCAGCTTCTTGCGCGGCTTTTTATTTCCGGCCATGATCAAGCCCCATCGAAGCATTCAATAAAGATTCGCGCTTGCTCAGCATTAATGGCGTTTCCGTAACCGCGCAGTCGTCCCACTCGGGCGGTAGCCCCATTAACCAGCGGGAATGTGCCGGGTTCAACTGGCCGCCACTTTCCATCCCGGCATCCAAGCCAGTCAGCAGCAGACCAGTAGCCGTTAGTCGGGCCGGGCCGGGCGAAATCGCCGGCAGATCCAGCTTGTGGCCCGCCACTTCCTTGAAACAAAGTGCTTCCGTCTGCCGTGATGAATCGCTGCTCACCGTCCCGTTGTACTTGTCCGTCCCCTTCGATCCCGACATCGGCGTCGGCCAGCCCGACAGACACGCCGCCGCCGCCAAGTCTGGACCATGATTGCGCATCGCCTCCATCAATCCGCCCTCGAATGTCCGAACCCCCTTGTCCGCCAGTGCTGCCGTCGGCGTCGGCCACCCGCACAAGTTCGCCTGCCTCGGCAACTGGTCGAACCGCTCCTTTCCTCCCTCGCGTGGCTTTATGTCCGCGCCGGAGTCTTTCCAGTCGCGCGACGTCGGCGTCACCCAGCCAGCCGGCCCAATAGGTTCGATCTCGGATGTGCGGCGCACCGACGCTCGCAGCCGGGAACGCAACCGCCCCGAACCCGTATCCCATGCCTTCCATGTCAGTGTGTACAAGGTCGATCCAAGGGTCGACAGCCTTGCTTGCAACCTGCTCTCCAAAGACGACTGCAGGGCGACGCTCTTTGATAAGGTGCTTGAAGGCTGGCCATAGGTGCCGCTCGTCAGCAAACCCAGCGCCTTCGCCTGCCGCGCTGAAAGGTTGGCAAGGACAGGAACCGGTCCAAACAGGTCGATCATCTGCCCAGCCGGCACGACGAAGCGCGTAGGACCACACACCGATTCCGGCGAAGAAGTGGCATTGTTTAAATCCGACGAGATCGTTTGGTCGTACATCTTCTATGCTCCTGGTGTCGACCACGCCATAGGCAATGTGCCCGGCCCTGATCAGGTTTTCCAGCCACTTGGCAGCGGTCAGATCGTATTCGTTGTAATAAACCGGCTCGGCCATGGTCAGTTATTCCCATTCTTGCGCGCATCCGGCAGGAAGTGCAGGCGCTCGGTGTTTTTCAGGTAGGTCTGCAGCGCGCTGACGGTCTTGACCTTGGCGCCGGTGTAGCCGGCCATGATGCGCTGCATGGTGCGGACGTTGACGCCGCAGCCCAGCGCAACCAGGCTCAGCTGTCGTTCGCTGGTGCGCCGTATCAATTCCTTTTTTACATATTCCGGATCAATCTTCATTTGTTTAATGCCTCCTAGTAATTGATGGCTGTCATTATGTGACGACAAATCTGCCGCTGTCAACGACAATTTTGTCGTAAATTTCTATTGCGCATCCTGTTAATTTGAAATATGATCTTAACCGTTGCTAACAAAAACACAAGGGGATGACATGGTATCGACGGGTAAGGCGGCGACAAAACCACTGCCACTGATGCGGCGCGTTTGTATCTGGTGGAAGATGGGCCGCTTGCGGTATCTGCGCTCCGAATCGCTGCAGGAATGGGCGGAATTGGACCGCACCCAGGCTAGGATCGATGCACTTGATAAGGCCATCCAGGCGGCGGCAAATGAAATTGCATTGTTGCGTCTGGCGAAGTAAAACGGTAGTTCCACCAACTTAGGAGTTCATACAATGGGTAACAACGAAATTATGGTCGCGCACAAGCCTGCCGACCTGGTTGGCTTTTTTGAGCGATCGAAAAAGCAGCTGGCCATGGCGCTGCCGGCGCACATCGGCGTCGACCGCCTGATCCGGCTGGCCGCGACCGCGTGGAGCCGCAGCGCGGATCTGCAGAAGTGCGACCTGATTAGCCTGTTCGGTTCGACGCTGACGGCGGCGCAGCTGGGGCTGGAAATCGGCGTCGGCGGGCAGGGCTACCTGATCCCATACTTCAACAACAAAAAGCGCCACCACGAAGCGCAGTTTGTGCCGGGCTGGAAAGGCTTGGTTGATCTGGTGGCGCGCGCTGGCCGTGCCGTCGTCTGGACCGGCGCCGTGTATGCCGGCGATCATTTCGATTGGGAGTTGGGCGCGAACCCGCGTTGCGTCCACAAGCCGAACAGCGATTCGGACGATTGGGAAGACCTAGAATACGTGTACGCCATCGGCAAAATCACCGGCACCGACATGCCAGTGATCGAGGTTTGGTCCAAAGACCGCATCATCCGGCACCTGAACAAGTTCAACAAGGTAGGCGGCAACCATTACGCGCTGAAAGACGACTACCGCAATTTCGAAATGTACGCGCGCAAGGTGCCGCTGCTGCAGGTTCTCAAGTACATGCCGCAATCGGTGGAGATCCAGAAGGCGATCGCCGCCGCCGAAGCTGCCGACGCGGGCGAGAAATTCACCATCGACGGCGATTTCGTGGTGGTCGACCATGGTGACATTCCGGATTTTGGCGACATGCCGGCAGCGGATCCGGCTGCTGGCGAGTGGGCGCCCGCCGACCATGGCGTGCGCGCCAAGTCGCAGCGCCAGGATCCAGCGCCGGCAGCTGATGAGGATTCGGGCGAGTTGGCCAGCAAAGAGGCGATTGCCACGCTGCGCAAAAAGATTGATGCGGCGGGCCTTGGCGAAAACGCGATCGAATCGAAATTCGACGTCGATCTGGACCTGCTGACCGAAAGCAAGTGCGCGCACATCCTGGCATGGGTGAAGGAACAGATCTGATGGATGGCTTGACCTTCAACCCCAAGAGCCACGAGTACCGTTACAACGGCGTCGTGGTCCCGAGTGTCACGCAGATTCTGCAGCCGCTGATGGATTTCTCAATGGTCAAGCCGCACATCCTGGAAGCGGCCAGCGCCCGCGGCACGGCGGTCCACAAGATGACGGAACTGTACGACGCGAACGATCTGGACGAATCCATGCTGACCGAAGAAATGCGGCTGTACCTGCTGGCGTACAAGCGTTTTCTGGATGACTGCGCGTTCAAGCCGGTGCTGCGCGAACAACGCCTGTATCACACGATGGGATTCAGTGGTACGCCGGATCTCGGCGGGCTGGTGCGCGGGCGCATGGCGGTGATCGACATCAAAAGCATG